TTCATAGGGCCGTCTGGTTTGACAATCAAGGCACCAAGCAGCGAGGCCACATGGCCCTTTTTACTTAGTTTCTCAAGTTTAGCAACAGATTTAAGCGAAGGCGTTTCCCAAATATCTTCCGGATTAAAATTATTTTCTAACAACACATGCACAGCCAATTCCGTATCAGTAATTTTACGATGGGTTTTGGTAGGGACCAAAAGGTAACCTTTTGGAACATTTCCGGTTTCTATTGCACGTTCGGTAAAGTACGCTTCGAGATCGTTGACGTACGTTCTCAAATTTGCTGCTCTTGAAAACGCAAACTCTAACTCTTCGTCGGTAAGGAGCGCTGGTGCTTTGAAGTCCAAAGTGGCCACTTCACTGACGAAGTCAGAACGGGCCCGACAGGTTGTTTTGGCTTTACAGAATTGGCAGTGGTCTCCGGGGAGAAACTCTCCGGTGCCTGCCCAGGCTCGTTTGGCTTTTGGTTTGACGTAGTAATTTGCCCAGTCAACAAGCTTGGTAACTGTCGTGCCATCTGTCGATATGCTCTCTAGTCTTGGCTGGTGGATTGTGTACTCGACTTCTTTGAGAGTCGGGATTTCTTCCCGGAACTTGGCATAAGCTCCAAGGGCGTAAAGTCGTAGCTGGGTGTTGTCTTTTGCTGAGACGGGGATACCTTTTCCAAACTTGAGATCGATGACTCGGATCTTGTGCTCGGAAAGTATGATGACATCAGCAGTACCAAATCCGTCAGGCACCCAGTCAGAAAAATCCACACGTTGTTCAAAGAGCGGACGATCGCCTTCACCAATCTGACTACGAACGTAAAGAACGTAGTCGTCGACGTAATGCTCGAACTCTTCGTTGTAGTACGGGGTGTTTTTGACAACTTCATATTCTTTTTGAAACTCCTCAAATCCAATTTGATTGTAGTAATAGCGAAGCTTTGCCTCGGCCAAAGTATGGGCTTTGGTGCCCTCTTGGCTGTAATCAAAACTGCCGGGGGGTCGTTTTGGTTCTGGCGGAAGTGCTGCCTCCAAGCGGGCGCTTGGGGTACAAGTTAGCCAGCGTTTAGAGGCACTGGCAGAGAGGATGGCGTGGGCTGACATGTCGGTTTTCCTTTTTTAACGGGTATGCTGTATACCCATTAATGCAAAAGGGCGGTGTTACCCGCCCCTTTATACCCGACTAAACCGCTGGGTTATTCTTTGGCGTCCCTCAGTTTCTTGATCAGATCGTTTACAGCCCCTGAGAAGTCCACCACAACGTCCGCCTTGACCTCCAACTTCTGGTCCCTGGTCTCCTTATAGTCCTGAGGGAACTGGCCTCTGAGGGCGATCTCAGCGATCCTGGAGTTAAATGCCTTGTTGCCTACGTTGGCCAGCATCTCGCGCTCCCAGTAGGCTTGGCTGTGCACCAGGGCGACGCCTAGCGCGTCAGCGAAATCTGGGTACTTCTTCTTCCAGTCTTCCGCAACGTCCTTGCTGATGCCGAGGGCAGACCACATCATCTTCTGCGATGCGCCGGTCTTACCCATCTCGATGAGCGTGTCACACATCTCGGGTTTGAAAAAATATTTTTTAGCTGCCATGTGGTTCGTACCATTTCTTAAAAAGCTCGGGCCTATTAGCCTCAATCCAAGGCTTTGCCTCTAAGTAACTCTTGGTGTAGTTTTCCTCACCCAGAGTCTGGCTCCCGACGTGATGCACATACGATCGAGAGATAAAATTTCTATATCCTTTTTTGATGATGCTGTCCGACTGCACATCATCACTAAACCAATTGATGGGCGGGAAGTCCTCCCATGCCTGTTTACTAATCATCGCAAAGATCGGGGAGATGGCTTCTGCGTACAGCACCATGCCCTCTTCCGCGTACCGCACGCCACCGGGTTTGCGATAGCAGCGAATGTTTTGCGCAGGCCTTGCGTAGTCCGTCTTACAGGCCATGTAGCCGACCTTGTGGTCCTTAGCTACCATGTCATAGTCCTCGACCATGTACTGGTAACTTGTGGGCGTCAGGACGATGTCGTCGTTTGCCAGGATGATCCTGTCATGCTTCTGGAACGCCCAGTTTGCGACCTTGTTGTAAGCGTCGCCAAAGTTTGTGGTGTCGTTGATGTCCCAGTGGGTTTGATGGCTGTACAGGTGCACGGGTGCGCCCAGTACATAGATCTCGACATCCCGCGGAACGTAACTCTCAATCGACGCCAACATCACCGGGAGGCACTTGCTTCCCGTTGTAGCTACAACTATTGCAGTCACTTCTTCGGCTTAGCTGTCTTCGCAGACTCTCTAAAAGCCTTGGCCGTGGGAGCGCCCTTGGTGCCGGGTTTGCGCATCTTTTCGCCCGATCCAGCCTCGATTCGCTCGCGCTTACGGTGAATGTTTTCGTACAGTCCTGGTTTAGCCATGATCGCTCCAAATTAGTCCGGGAGCATCATGGCCTCCCGGTGCCGTAGTAGGAGCGTCTCCCGACGAGTCCTACTTCTATTTATGCAGATTTTGGGGGTTCTTCGCCCTTCTTGGCCAAGATTTCGTCCCGGATCTTGGCGCGCTTCTTGGCCTCGGTAATGGTTTCGTTGATCACGATCCGGGTAATGGCGCCGGCCAGCTCCTGGCGCTTTTTCTCAATGGCTTCCTCGTTGGATATGCCAGCTCGGTTCATAAGATTGTGCAATAGTTTACTCACCCTTCATCTCCTTTTTAAGTTTCTCGAGCGCCTTCTTGAAATGGTAGGACCAGTACTTATCGGTCACTCCCAGGTCATCGGCTGTGTAGCCCATTAGGTACGCCTCGATAACAGCTCTCTGTTTGTCTGACAACTTGGTGGCAATGATCCGCCGAACATCAATTAAGTCGTCTCCCGTCCACGGTGTCCACCCATCCCCGTGCATTCCCGAAATGCCGTCGCTGTCTTCCTGCTCCATCAGATCAGGTTCTTCATCAGACAGGCGCGGCGTGCTTGCGTTCTTTTTATAAATTATGACGTTCATAGTTTTAGTGCGTTAAGCAGTGCCTCCTGTGCGGTCACCTTACCCTCTAGCACATCAACTACTTGGCCATCGATCGTGTGAGCCGCGATTAAATGGTGCAATAGAACCGGCTTTGTCTGGCCCTGTCGATACACCCTAGCGTTTGCCTGGATGTAATTCTCAGAGCTCCACGGTAGGTCATACCAAACCACCTGTGCAACGTCTCCCGTGTTGCACTGTAGATTCAGACCGATGCCGCCCGATTGCGGATGCGCCAACATCATGCGCACCTTCCCCTCCCTCCAACGTTCGATATTGCTGTCTGTTAATTCTTCGGCATAAGGAAAGGCCTCCTTCAGTTTTGCTAATGCGGTTTTGTAATGGTAGAAAACCAAAGCGGGCGCCTGGTTCTCTTCCATGATCGATTCAAGAAACTCTACCTTGGTCGTGTGCGCGAGCGCGGTGTAGCCGTCCTCGGTGTACAGCGTGCCGCTCGTGAACTGCAGCAGCTTGTTAGCCAGGGCCGCGGCGGTGACGGCGGTGATCTGTTCGCCATCGATCTCGCTGACCATCTCTTTTTTCAACTGCTTGTACTGCTGCATAACGTCTTTGTCGAGCTCGATCGAATGGTAGATCTTGCTCAACTTAGGCAGCGTGAGATAGTCCTCGGCCTTCATGCTAAAACAGATGTCTTCGATCTTCTTCTGGATGACGTCTGCCATGTTGGGCTTCAGGTCCCACTTATATACGACGCCCGTATGTCGGTTGCGCTCGGACGCATACATGAACGTGTCGCGGAACTTTGTTAGGCTGCTGCCTAATCGCTCGCCAAGATCCAGGATTGCCACCTGCGACCAGAGATCACCGTAGCCCTGCGGCGTCGGTGTGCCGGTTGCGATGATGCGGCGGTCGAACGATCGCAATACTTTTTTCAGCGCCTTGAATCGCTTGGTGCTTGGATCCTTGAATCGTGAGCTCTCATCGATCACCAGGTTTTTGAATCGGCCCTCGACCCAGTTATCAACTAGCCACGCAACGTTATCAACGTTGATAATGTAAATGTCTGCCTCTGTGTATAACGCGGACAGGCGGTCTCGTGGCGTGCCCATGATCTTAACGACCCGCATGTCTTTTAAGTGCTTCCACTTCTGACACTCTTGAGCCCACACCGACTCTGCAACTCGCTTAGGCGCAATGACTAACGTCGGCCCCGAAGCATTCTCCCGCAGAATGGTGAGCGCCGTCGCAGTCTTCCCGAGGCCCGGTTCCATGAACAGGCCCATGTGTTTTAACTTTCCGGCCAGGTGTATCACACGCTCCTGGTACGGGTGTATGTCTGTCCTTGAAAGCATTTAAGACTTCCTTTCGTTTGTCGTGCAGCCAGTCGGCCACCGCGTACAATTCTTTTTCTGTGACGTTTTGTTTTATTGAATTAGCAACGTGGCTCAGAAAAACAACGTTGCCTTTTACGTATCCTAAATCCGGTATTATGCGATCCAGAGACGGGCTATTATGTTTTGGGCCGTGTCCGGTTTGTTGTTGCGCCCAGACAAATTCAATATCAAATATCGGACAGCGATCGGTTACTATGCTTTCAAGATGTTCGTAATCGAGATCGAAATCAACTGATTTTCTTTTTGCTCTTCCCTTTGTCACCGAAAGAAGGTTTTTCAGGTATCCCTTTTTCGTTGACCGAAACTTGCGCGATGCTTCCGTTTTGTTGTAAGGCATTATCTACGTCCTCCCTTGAACGTAAAACCAAAACAGGGAAACCCTGATCAGCTAGGTTTTGAAACACTATCTTTTGTCTTTCGGACAGGACCCCGTTTTTTGTTTTCAGCTCCACTAGGTGGATCTTTTTGTTTAGGAACACTATCCGGTCCGGGACTCCCGTTATCGTGCTTATCCACTTCAAGCACAGGCCCCCCAGCGCTTTTACTTTTTTGTTTAGATACTGCTCTATCTGCTTTTCTAACATCTTTGTCTCTCTGCACTGCGATGCCGGTTGTAATCTGTTTGACAATATGCTCGGTCAGATACGCTCGAGATTCTTCTCCTATCTCTTCCGGCTCTTCACCAATATGCTCAAACACCCGACACACGCAATGAGTCGCCTCATGCGCAATCACACCTGCCACATAGGCCGGATCCTCGTCCTTGAGCTCGTTCATGTCGAACACGAGTACGATGATCCCCTCCTTGCCGTCGGTCAGGTAATGCGTCTCTGCAATTCCCACGTCCAGGGCTGTGGCTTTGTGCATGATCCCGTGGTCCAGTAAGACCTTTTGAAAAGTATCATTTGAAAAGCACAGCTTGATCTGGACTGGGAAGTGCCCACAGTCTACGTGGTAGTACCCCCAGTCTTTCCCCACTATTTCCCCTTTTCTACGTTGGCCATCGTTTTCCGGATTTCTACCATACCGTTGACGAAAGCGCGCTTCTCGTCGTCCATGTACAGCCAGCTTCCGATCTCGTCCCTGGTCCGATAGCAGCCTTTACACAACCCCGTGCTCTCGTCCATCTTGCAGACGTCGCAGCAGGGCGATGCGGACTTGGGGTTGCCGAATATGCGGTCCCAGTTACCCTCGAATTTATCCCAGTCGTCGATTGGCCTCGGTGCTGATCCTTTGCCTCCATCACCCATGCGCGCCTCCTGTCTTATCGCGGAACTGTTTCACCTGGTCGATGTACCGGGCCAGGTACCACTGTGCCTTCTCGAGATCCTCGATGGGGCACTCAGATTTGATGCCGGCACGGCTGATGTACTTCACGACGTTGCCAAGATGGTAGGGCAGATTCTTGGCTTCAATAAAGTCGATGGTTTCAATGCCGCCGGCCTTGTAATGTGGTGGATGGTTTACCAGATCAGTCATCGTCTCTGCCTTTCAAATCTTTCAATAATTTCACGAACTCGTCTACTCTTTTGCTCGTCGCGGTACGCGACATAAAGCATTACCAAATAAAAGATTATGAACCCGACGATCAAGATGACGCCGGCTATGGTTATGTAAAAATACAACCACGCGATTAGCGTGGCTGGTTCTTCAAGGGTTCCTAACATGTGGTTTTCTCCTAAAACGGTGCGGGCTCAAGGTCGTACTCGACCTTAGGCGTTACTGGTCGGCGGATCTTGCGCAGGTTCTCTGGCCACGTCGAAATCCAAGTAGGGAACGGCCAGTTTTCCTGCGGCACCAGAATGATGAACTTGCCGTCCGGGGTGATGCGATGCACGCACCCCTTCTGGTGTGTTGTGTGCAGCTTCACCCAGTCACCAACGACCGGCGTCGGATAGTAATATCTCTTATCTCTCAAAATATATCTCCTGATACGTCGCCCAGGCTGTTTACATACTCCTGGGCCTTGTCGGTTAGCTTAATACCACGGTACACGTTACGGCGCTCACCTCCCACACGGCGAAGGTCAGACGTAATCGGCTTGTCCTGCGTCGCGGCCAAGAAGCGGCGCTTGAACGACAGGTCGGTGCCAGGGTTGATACCCTTCTTGTGTGCCCAGTGTTTGAACACTAAGAACAGCTCGTCCTTGTCCACCTCGCCATCCGTCTGCAGGATCAGCACGTCGTCGAAGAATGTGCCGATCGGGTTCGACAACTCTTCCATGACCTCGAGTAACTCCAGACCGGTCTTCGGCTGCAGGAAGTGTCCGCCACGTGAGAGACGTCGACGCAGTCCGACCATCGACCAGTTAAAGATCCCCGAGAGCTCCCGCTCGAGTTTGGTTGCGAGCTCGGTGTCCTCTTTGCCGTAAAACGAGTTAGTCATGCGCAGCACGATCATACGGCCTGTCAGCGCGTTACTGTTCTCGGTCAACTGCAGGACCTCGTTCGAGTAGATCACGATCCGGGTCGGCAGATAGCCGCTCCAGGCTTCCTTGTTCTTACGGTTCACAGTCACCGTGTCGCCGCCCACGATCCGCAGCAACTGCGAAACGATCGCGTTACGGTTGCGCTCCGGTGCCCGAGCGTCAGTGAACGACGCGAGCAGTTTGCCCAGCCACGGCTGCAGGCCGAACGTGTCGCACAACTCTCCCAGCTCTGGCGCGACGGTGTTGTGTTGGCCGAGCAGCGCCACCAGCACCTTGTTAATCGTTCCCTTACCAGACCGGCGCGGGCCGATCAGGTTGAAGAACTTCTGCTGCCGCGTGTCGCCGGACAGAATGTAGCCGAACATCTCCTGCAGGCAGTCGATCGACTCTTGGTCGTTGCCCCAGAGATCGTTCAAGAACTTCTCCCACGTCGGGCAGCCGGCGTTAGGCTCGTACGCGAACGGCAGACTGTTCTGCGTGAAGAAGCCCAGGCTGTGCGGCAGTAGGATCGAATCTTCTAAGTGAAACAGACCGTTCTGCAGGCTGATCAGTTTCGACGCCTCGGGACGGTTCTGCGCGTACCCAGACAGCCACACCGGCGGTTTGGTGTTCGGGTGGTTCTCCAGGTGCACGAGTGCCTTGGTCGCGTCCAGCGCTGCCGAGACAGACGCCGGGTTTGGCGAGAACGGCACCGGGTTACCGCGGCGGTCCACCTTCATGCACCGATCGAGGAACTTATAGATCTGCGATCGGATGGTGGCCTCTTCGACTTCCTCGTAGTGCGTCTTCTTGTACCCGAAGTAGTCCCCGGCGTAATGCACGAGCATTACCCCCTCTTCGCATGTGTGGAGCGAGTCCAGGTATTGACGGGCGTGTGACATTGGCGCTGCGTCCAGGATGATGTCGCCCCTGGCCAGCGCCTCTTCTCGCTTTGCTTGGTTCACCTTGAAGATCAGCGAGCGCAACGTGGCGCCGCCCTTCTTCGAGAACGTCTGCCACTTCTTGTCGCACGCACCCTCGGTGTACGCGTCGCAGTTACCGTCCTGGTACGACCAACGGTCCCAGAGCTCGAGTGCCTCAACGTCCCCGCGGAACTGGTGGTGCAGGGCCATGCCCACAGTCAGCCAGTCGGTGTACCCGCAGTTAGGATCGAAGTGCGGCAGGATCTCCGCCTCGACGCGGGCAAGGTCGTACTCTTCGACCGGCGGGCTGTAGTCCGCGAAGTCGTCTCCCGACTGGCGGATAGTCCGCTCAGGTATAATTGGGGACAGATCAATTTCTTGGTCGGGTATAGCACCCTGGATAGCGTGCCCCGTCACCGTAAAGTACCGGCCCTTCGGATAGCACTCAAGGCCTTTGGTGTGGTCAACGTGGGCATTGTGCAGGGCTGCTCGGGTGAAGATCTTCACGCCGGTGCCGGACGGGCTGACCTCCATGTAGCCGTCGATCTTCTGGGCGATCTCTTGGCTCTCTGGCAGCGTGAAGCCGGTCTCAGAGTAGCAATCGTCCAGGTCGATACCGACGAGGCCGTCTGATCCGTCGAAGACGAACCCGATGCCATCAAACCGGCCAGACTGGTACGCATTCTGGGCAGACAGGAAGTCTGTCCAGGTTTTGGGGTTGGTGCTGCTGGCGCTCATTCCTGAGGCCTGCATGGGGAGTTTAGACCAGCGCTTGGCCTCTCCCT